TGCTGGTGAGGCAACTGATTTTTATTTTCATCTTCATCAGGCAGTTGAGAAAGATCTTCTGCTTGTTCAAAATAAAAATCAGTTGCCTCACCAGCAGCTTCTTTAGCAATAACCTTTTTGATGTAAGGAGTAAGTGCCTCAATTATACGCTTTTTTGCGTCTTGTTCCGCAATCTCACGTAATTTTTCAGCATTTTTCAGTGCTTCTGTATAAAGATCACTCATTTTCTATTTCCTTAATTATGATCTCGGAGTCGAAGTTCCATTCATTAATGAACCAATACGTTGTCGACCAACGTTTGCGGAACCTTCACTTGGTGATTCGAGACCGTTTCCTACGAACGCTCCACCTGAACCTCTTGCACGATTTGTTGCTTCGACGCCAGATGCAGGAATATCAGTTGGGTTTTGTCCAACTGGCGGAGATGCAATGTTTGGGGCATATGGAGAGCCAGGCAATCCACCACCACCAGTTGTAACTTCTGCCAAATTTGGAGCGGCAGCGAAATCCATATTTACACTACCAAACGTATGTCCACCATCTGATTGATCACCGTGAGTAACTGCTTCAAATAAATTTTTGACAGTTTCATCTGTAAGGTCGCCGTGAAAAATCGGAGAACCAGGATATGCAAGAGTTAAAGCAGTTGTATCTGTTGAACCATTGGCACTCGTAGTTGGGGGAACTTGTACTATTGTCTGATGATGATTAGGCATTTTGGATTAGACCTTTGTTATATAAATATAATGTAAATATAGATTCACAAATTTTTGTATTATCTTATAACCCTATTTTATATTATTATTTGTTATATTTTCCGAATGCCAAATTGGCCCAATGTCCAGAAGCTGCTCCTAATGCCTGTAATTCCATCACATCTGCGTGTTCTGCTTCTGGTGTATATTCTTCTCCAACATAAACTCCTTGGCCGCCGCCATCGCCTGCACCAAGTTGTTTTTGCAATGTTGTCATAGCAGTATCAGCAAAAATTGATTCCATCATTTTTGCGTGTTTTGGATTACCGCCAGATGAATTCTGTGCTACTGTTCGTGCAAGCTCTTGCAAACGAGCGTTTGGATGCATTTGTCCAACATTATGATCGTATTGTGGTGTTTGACTTTGTTGCTGTTGTTGTTGTTGTGGATATTGACTTGGAGCATTATTATTAAACGATTGCAAATCATTTGCCGCCGGTCGTCTTACTCCGTTAGAATTCCATATTCCTTCATTTGTCACGGAATTGTTTTGTTGATTTCCAACAGGGCCTTTGAAGCTTTCTTTAATGACAGCATTAAATGCGCCTTCGTTTATTAATTCTTTGACACATTCTTTAAGAATACTTTTTAGTTGCAATCTGTTTAGTTTCATTTTATTTATTCTTTTAGCTTTGTTTTATTTTGTCTATTGTAGAGACAGATTAAATCCACTCTATTCCCAAGACTCCCATTATATCTGACGCAATTGACCAAGCAGCTTCTTCTATTGGATGGTCTTCGCCGTAACGTGAGTACCAGTGGTCTAAAATCTTTTGTACGGTCTCGTATTCCTCATCTGGTATTTCCGAAGGGCTTGGAGCGTTTACAAGAGCCTGCAATGTGGACTCCATACCCTTTCCCGGAGCTAGAGAACCAGCCAAAGGATCTTGACTTAATCTAACTGCATACTCAAAAGCCAACGAACCTTCCCCTTGAAGGTTTAAATGAAATTCTTCACCATTCATTAATTTGAACAATTCTTCAGCAGGCGGGATTTGACCAAAAGTCATTGTCTTTTTGCTGCGATGTTCTTTAATTGGCTTTTTCTCTGATTTTTTCTTTTGTTCATTGACTTTCAATGAATTTTTTACTACGCCCAAAAATCTCTTATGGGATTCTGGCATTAATGTTGTATTTTTTCCATCTACAGACGATATCGAAGCAGTTTCATCTAAATCTTCTTCGGCTTCTTCTTTAGCTCTTTTGGCAAGATTCATTTGTTGCCAATCTTCTTCGTAAATCCACTTACCTTCATCGCCTGACCAAACCATACGTTCGCCAGTTTCACGATCCTTTTTAACGTCACCATCATCAGGTGCAAAATCTTCAGCAGATTCATAATGATCGTCGTCAAGATCCCAGCCACGACTACGGCGAACAGTGCCCCAACCTTCTTTTTTGATTTCTTCAGAAATTGATTCACGGATTATTTTTTGTAATTCTTTAATGTCCAATTTTGTCATTGTGGATGAACTTGAGCCTTTACTAAAATCTAAATATGCTAACTTTTAACAAAAATAAAACCGTCGAACTGTAATGTTGACGGTTTTATCTTTATTTAGCTGCTAATAAATTATGTTATATTAACATTTCCGTTTGTGACAACGAAATCAAGAGACAAGAATTCAAGGGTCTTGGTAGGTACCAAGAATATTTGACCACGAATTGTTTTGTTTTCGATATCCGTAGGAGTTGTAGTTGTTGTGTCAATTCTTACAAGGAACTTTTCAAGACCTTTCTGATCTTGTACCTTTTTAAGAATTGGGTTTACAAGTTGTGAGAATCTTGCAAGAGTTTCTGCACGGCCTGGTTCAAAGATAAATCTTCTAGCCACGTCTCTAACTTGACGACGCAATGAGATAAGCAATCTACGAACGTTTACACGCTCTAGAGCTGAATCGCTTGCAAGTAATGTTTTCTGACCCCAGACAACAGGACCGCTGGAACCTGCAAAGCTTACAAGTGGATTGATGTTTACATCTTGCAATGCATCCATATTATCACGATTCAATGGAAGAACCGTGCGTTCTGTGCTCTTTAGAGCACCACGAGCAAAACCTGCTGGTGCAAACCATGGGAATCCAACGGCATCATTCAATCCGTAAGCGCCAAGGACAGCAACGGACGGTGGTACTTGTCGAGCAGTATTGTTCAATGAATCATTGATTATTACGTCTGGGAAGTATGCAGCACCGAAAGAACTATTAATTCCACGATCACTGTGTTGGTTAGCTGTGAAACGAACGCTGATGTTTTGTCCAGAAGACGAAACCAAAGTATTCGTTGTGTCGTATTCTTGGATATCCATCAAATACATTGCATCAAAACGGTCTTCAGTCTTTAGAAGAGCAGAGTCGGTTATGATGCTATGTCTAATACCCGGGATGGCCAAAAGTTGAATATCAGTTTCTGTATCATCAGTGATGATATCAAGTGCCTTTTGATAAGTTTTGACAGTTGGACCATCAGAAACTCCTCTGTTAGCATTGTTCATTTCCTCGACTATTGCCGAGTTAGTTAATGTTGCCGTGTCATTGTTGAATATACGAACACCATCAAAACCACCTTGTACAATGCCGCTAAACTTGGCTACTTGACGTACAGACGCATCCGAAAGATCGGATACGGTCAATGCTCTTGTAGTTCCGGCATTTGCGATATTGCCCGCACGAACGTAACTCCAGCTAACCAATGTTGTTAGATCAGCTAATAGAGTTGTTGTGTTTTGTGTAATTTTAACATTCTCTAATGAGAACAAATTATTGTTGAATCTATCTGCATCCAAGATGCCATTTGCAGTGCTATCAAGCGTTCCTTCGTTTGCACTTACTATTACATTCGCCCAACTTGTTTGGAAGTTAGGGAAGTATTTTGTAAAGAACTGGATGCTTCTTTCAGGTTGGGTTGTTGAATTCAATTCGGTTGAACTAATCTTACGTTCAAATTGAATACCCCAATTCAAATTCTTATCTGCACGTTGACTTGTTACTGCACCGATATTAAGATTTGTTCTAAATGGAATTGGCATTTGAACAACTTTGAATGCCGGATCCGCAGAGCCAGTCGTAGAGAATGAACTAGATACAACCGATGCACCCAACGCTGCCAAAGGAGCGGAGCCGGAAGTAACCAAATGCGGGACTCCACGGAAACCCATTGGAAGAGCAGTTGGATCCATATCTCCAGAACTTACTGCATCTGCAATCTCAACTCTTATTGCAATGGAATTATTTGGATAATCACCAGTGCTTACGATTTTTTGCGAATCATCAGCAGCATCAAAATTGAAATATGTGTGCGTATCACCTATAACTCTAGCAATATACTTGTCAGAGCTTGGATTAAGGCTCAAACCTCTCCAGGCTTCAATAACTGCACGTTTTTTATCGTTATCATCAAAAGAACGAACGAGAATATCAAACGTTCCGTATGGATTTACATCACTTACAGATGGTGTAATGTTTTCTATTGACCATTTCAATTTGCTGTTAGCGTATGCGCCATCATCAAGTGTATGGATTCTAAACAAATTCTTTGGTGATCCACCAAATTTCTGCGATACTATCCAAGTTGATTTTGGTGTTCTGTAGCGATCTTCAAAGTTTTCATAACTTGGAGCCGTTGTCGAACCAGTATTTCTGCCAAGTGCACCAGATGTAAGGAATACTGTTGGCTCTAATCCAGCAGCAATGGTTGTGCTTAATGAACTTGTTATTGAAAGACCCCAACCAGTTACAACTGCCAAGGCAGTGTGAACTGAATAGTCCGCATAAAGCAAATGTCCAGCTTGTTCAAGTTTCAACGGATCAGTATTAAGTGCATTTCCAAGATAATTTGGAGCATCTGGATCGAATGATGCAGTTATTACATTTGGATGTTGTGAATCTGTTCCTTTGTGGCCATTGAGCAACAAGACGAATTCTTGTCTACCAGAAGCAATGTTTACGGTTCCTAAAGTTGAACCAACAGTACCAACACCAGCCACTGCATTTGCTGCTGGCGGCGTAGAGGTTACTGCGCTGGAAGAAAGAGTTACTACAACGCCTGATGGTGCCATAATAACGCCTCTAACAATTGGGACGCCTGCTGATGCAAGTCCGGCATCTGTTAAAAATCCAGAGCTATTTGCTTCAGACATAAATGTATTAAGAAAATAAAGTCTTCCAAGAGTTGGACTTACATTTGCATACGTGTTGTTACCAAGAGCACCACCAGCTTGTGGTTGTTGATCACCAACAACAAAGCCAGCGCTTGCTACTTTTCCTTGATTGTTTCCAGATGTTAATCTTTGTTTTGCTTGACCCGCACCAAGAACTTTAAAGAATGTTGCAGATTGTCTATTTTTAAGCCATTCACTAATAGCCAATGGACCATTCACTGCACCATCTGCCGGGGCGCCGAAAATTGCAGTAAAATCTTGTGTTGTAGCAACCGTTTGCGGAACGAATGCTGGACCTTTTACCGATGTACCAATAACACCTGCTGGAATTCCAACTGGTTGAATTGCTGTTGGTCCAGTAAGGTTTATTACTCTTGCCGAAACGCCTGCTGTTTTAAATCTCAAATCGACCATTTTCTATTTCTTTCTTTGCCAAATGCCGTAG